GTCAGCGTAAAAGTTACCGATGCACCAGCGCCTAAAGAGGCGGCGTTCATGGTAATTTTGCCGGCTGATTTGTTCAAAGTTACGCCAGTACCTTTATTGGTTGCTTGCGTAACTGTGCCTTGTGCCGCAGGGGCGTAACCGATTTCCTCGGTTGCGTACACCGTACTGAATTCGGGATCCAGATAGGCGACGCCAGTAGCTTTTGTATTTGATGGCATGATGTTTCCTTTAAAAATGAGGGCCAAAGCCCCCACTTAAGTTTTTAAGCCACGCGATAGATTGAGTACGCTGCATCACCTGTTTTGCGGAAACGAAACGTGCCAGATGTGTTGCTGGTTTTAGTCAGCGAATCTTGCACCGTGTCGTTACCAACAAGGGTGTTACCCGTGCCAGCGGTAAAAACTACATCATTTGCTGCATTGTCACCAATATTGATAAATGAGCAGTCAAATGTTGAGCCAACTTTAAGGCTAGTAAATGCAGCGTCAAGCAATGCGCCTGTTGGGAACACATAGGCTCCCGCGTCTGTGCCGCCTGAGTCCATGGTACACACACCAGCAGCTAAATTTTCTGCGGTGATAGTAACAGCCGCGCCAGTTAACGCGACAGGTGCACTAGTGTTAGAAAAACTGATTTCGCCAAGATTGCCGTCACCAACTTGGTAACCGCTTGCGCCATTAGGTAAAGCCATGATAATTTCCTTAAAAAGATGTTAAGACGAAAGGGGCCAAAGCCCCGTTCAGATTAGCCCCACATGCGGCAAGCCATTTGTGGGCGGATTGTGCTGAAACCGTACAAAACGTCAATACGGCAAGGCATCCGGTCATTGTTAATATCGTACTGGCGAACCACACGCAAACTAATACCGTTGTGAACAGCGCGGGCAGCCATGTCAACACCTTGGGGCAACAACAAGTCAGCAGTTGCAAACGTGATGGCATCCTTGTGATAGATCAAGTTTTGAGCGTACTGAGTAGAAGCAGCGCCTACAAAGGTCACAGTACCGCCAGTTGCAGGCAACACGTCCACAGTAGCCAACGCATGTGCGGCGGAGTACATAGGAGCAACGGTCACAGTCCAAGTACCAGATGAGGCCGTAACGGTAGTCAAAGCCACAAATTGGAACAAAGAGCCTGTAGATTCACGAGTCTGTGGGTTAACAGCATTGCAACCGCTGACAGTGAACACGTCACCAGCATTGATTGTTGTGCTTACAGAACCTTGCTCCAACAGAATGGTCGATGAACCTTCGGCAGTCACGCCAGGGGTCTTAACCAGTGTAGAAGCGCTAGCGCTACGTGAGCCAGTTGTGTGTTGCTTGATAGACTGAGACATGTTGACTTCTTCAAAGCCCAACACGCCAGTGCCCATCATGCCGTTTTTAAACTGCTTGCTGATAGTGTCGGTAGGGTTAAACAAACCCTTCATGCCTTCAACCAAACCAGCGTTAGCGGCTGGGTTGACGGTGGCATAACGTGGAGACATGCTGGCAGCGTTTTCGTTCAACTTTTGTTGGGCTTGCAACAGCACCAAAGAAGTTGAAGGCGTAGTGCCAGGTGTACCAACGGTGTTACCAATGGTTTTGTACGCATTGGCAACGTCAGCGTCAATGCTAGAGGCCAACTGGCTGATACGTGGCTTTAGGACACGTTCTGCAAAGTCGTCCAACTGCATGGTCAATTCAGCAGATGTGAAGTTAACACCAATGTGCTTTTGGTTTGCCACAGTCAAAGTGGTGAACTGTTCGTTGTCGTCCTGAACTTGCAGGGCGGCGCCGTCAGTAACCAAAGCGCGGTCGGGCAAACGAATACGCAATGTAGAGCCAATTTTGGCACCTTCAACAGCAAAAGAATCGTCATACTGGCGGTTCACGTTGCGTGTCAAAACGAGGTTGTTTTCCAAGATCTCCAACGCTTTGCGTGTGATCATGTCAATCGTCAGAATACTATTAGACATTTAAAGTCCTTTCAAAAAAATTTAGCGAAGTCGCTGCGCTTCTGCTTTGCGAATCTGGCGATTGCGTTCGGCTTCGATCCATTCCGAGGTAGACATGGTTTTGATTGACCGAGGGTCAGTCGTATCATGGCTCGGGCTTCCCGAAGACCGCGCAGTCACCGGACTAATTGGCGTTGGCGCAGATGTTGTTTTCTTCACCGGAGGATTATCAGCCAATTTGACTTCAATCTTTCCGATTTCGCGTGCCTGCATCAAAGGCGGCAAACGGGCGATGCGATCAGCCTCTTTTGGGTTCGTCCCTAGCCAATAAGCTAGATCAGGCCCAATATCAGAATACTGAATTGTCTCCGCCATTACGTCTGTGATTCGCAGCTTGGGGTTGTACACAACGTCTTCAAAATCGTCGTATTTGTCCCGTGCTTTTTCTTCACGTTCGCTATAGGCTTCTACAATTACAGCTTGCTCTTTTTGACGATCCCGCTGAGCTAACAATTCTTCGGCTTTTTTAAATGCCAGTGCTTCCGCATAGGCATCAGGGCTTTCAAAATTGTCAATCGACGGAACTTCTTTTGGAGCAACTGGCACGGCTTGCCGTGCGGCTTGTTCACGTTCCCATTTGCGTTGTTCTCTTGCGAGGCGCTTGCCAATAGCAGCATCGAGTTCGTCTTGCGTAAATGTTTTTAACGCAGATTGATCGGGCTGGTTCTCAGCTACTTCCGGCGAAGGTACAGCAGTGTCAGGTGTGGCCGTCACACTTTGCGCTGGCGCGGAGTCAACTTCCGCTAGGTTTTGGACTTCTTCAGTCATTCTTTAACTCTTTAGAGTTCCCGGTGAACCTCACCGGTAAGGTTTAAAGCATTCGAGTAAGCACACGTTGACCAGCGGTAAGGCCAGTAGCAAACGTAATACTTGTTGTGCTGGTTTCAGTATAGTCTAGGTTGAACTCTTTGACTAGTCCATCAACAATTACCATTAAAAATCCACCAAGCCCGTATTCAGGCACGGTAAACACAGTTTGCGTTGCGGTTGCAACAGTGACTGGGTTTTGAGCGCTTTGAGCGCTGTTAATTCCGTTGGCAGTCCAAATCAAGTTGTCGCTTGAATCTTTAAGCGTCAATGAATATTGAGAAGGGCCAAACCACACGTTTGCTTCGCCCCGCGAATCCAAAATTACAGGGTTTGCGTTGGTAGAGTTTGCCGTGCTGTCGGTGTAGGTAGCCAAAGGCGTCGTGGTTCCGCTGGCATACGTAAACAGTTTGCCGCCGACAAGAGGTACTCCCGCCGCAGTAAAAAACTGCATTTTTGGTGAGGGGCTAAGTGTTGCGGTCATAGTTAAGGGGCCACAGGCCAGTCAATAGTCCAAGGAAAGCCAGTTTGCAATGTAATGTCACGCAAACTCTGACGATAAGTTGCCCAAGCTACTTTGTCAACTGGCGCGTCTGCAAGTTGTGTCCAGTCTGATGCTGACAACGCTCGGTTGCGGTTGTCACGCATAGCTTGCGTGTGTGCGGCGTCAACAGCTGCTTTGGACTCGTTGCCCATTTCAACCACGCTGTACTTGGTATACCACTTACCCTCAATCTGCTCAACGCCGTCGCGGTACGCGTGCTGATAGCGGGTTGCCTGCGCTTGCGGGCCTTCAAAAACCACATCGTATAGGCCATCTAGCGGCCCACTGGTGTTGGGGTACAGGTCGCGCAAATCTCTTTGCAACACAACCGCACCTGTTTCTTTGATTCTGATTTGCATAATGTGTTTACGCTATGGCCAAGAAAATGTACGTTCCGCCGTTGGCGTTGATGGCCGCAGGGGCGGTGCTTGTCAATTCAAAACCTGCGGCGTAAGCGTCAACGTAATCAGTTGATGTCACTTCGGCAGCATTGCTGTTAAACAGCAGGTATGGATCGTTGCCAGCTATGATGCCTCGGGCGGTATCCCAAACATACCAATCACCCGTTGAGTCTGTGCGCTTGATAAGCACAAATCTTGCGCCAGTAGTAAAGTTGCAGTTAATTTGCTGAGTTGTAGCTGTGCCAGTGTATGAGCCAACTTTGGACACGTCAAGGCAAGAGGCAAACAGGTAGGCTACGTAAGTTCCCGCGCTGGCATTTGTTGTGGTGCTTGTCCCAATGCTAAAAACAGAAGCTGTTGGCGTTGTGCTGTTCCAACGAGTTGCGCCCGTTGCTTTAGCCGCAGTTGTATTTAATACAACATATTCTGTGTTTGCAAGCGCAGAACAATACGTGTCCCAATCGGCGGTTGTATCTCTACGCTTGACAATTATTAACTCAGGCACTACGCCCAAGTTATGCGCTTGAGTTGTATTACTTCCCGTCCCCGTATAGCAAACCTCATCAAAGAAGCTAGGGGCACGGCGAAAAAAGTAGTTGATGTATGAATAGCCTGAGTCGTTGGTGTCGTAATTAAAAAACTGCCCAGTATCCAATCCGTTACCAATAATGCCGTTTTGCCGGTCAAAGAAATAACCAACAGCCCCAGGGCTGGGTTCACCGTTTGAGGAAATTGTGTACAGCGCTTTGTAGCTACGCAGTCGGTCAAAATCAACAAAACCGCCAACAGCGCCTGAACCTGATGACCCGCCCGCACCGCCAGACCTGTTCATGGTCAAGGTCATGTCGGTTACCATTGCGGTGGTGGGTGTGATTGTGGGTGCGCTGGTGTCGTCGCCTGTGCGCACGCGAGTACCAAACACACTTGTACCCACGGTAGGAATTTCCATTGGGCCACGGCGGATGGCAACGTAGATGTATGTAGAAGCGCTAGTGTTTACTTCGCTACTTGTAGATGTAATTTGAAAGCCTGTTGCTGATGGGCTACCATATTCAACAGATGATTCAGCATTTGCCAAATTTGCTTGCAGCGTTGCATCAGCTAAACCAACAGGCATACCGCGCATATTGTCAATAATTTGCCAATTGCCTGTGCCCGTAGTATTTTTAATCATTACCCATTGAGGTTCGTAGCCAAGCGTGACAACAGGGCCAGTAGCAGAACCATTACCTGTATAAGACCCACACGAAATCACATTTTCCGTGCCAATCTGGCCAAAACGGCCTGCGTTATGGGCAAATAAGTAAGCTACGTATGTACCGCCTGATGCGTTGACACTTGCGTCAGTGCCTACGCTAAACACCGTGCTTGTTGGAGTTGTGCTGTTCCAGCGTGTAGCCCCTGTTGCTACTGCGGCTGTGCTGTTTAAAACAAGGTATTGCGTATTGGCAAGGCTACGATGGTAAACCTGCCAATCAGCAGTTGTATCTGTGCGTTTGACAATAATGCAGCCAGGCACTGAATCAAGATTGTGGGCAATAGTTGTGTTTGAACCCGTCCCCGTATAAGTTACAACATCAAAAAACTTTGGCTGCTCTCGAAATGTCCATGAAACGTAGGTTGACCCAGAACCATTCCAATCGGAAACACTGCTGTTTGTGCCCCAAGAGAAACCCGTGGACTCAGTTTGCATAACATTGCTGGCGCTAAATTCTGCGTTGCTTGAGTTGCTTGAAATATACTTGGCAGACGAAAACGAAATGCCTCTTGCAGTATCAAAAAGCCAATTGGAATCAGCAGCGCTTCTGCGTTTTATCCAAACCATTCCACCATCACCCGCCAGATCAATCCCATTGGTAATGGTCTGTGTAGAGCCGTTGCCTGTATACAAATACGTGCTAAACACTTGTTCAATGTACGGGGTGCTTTGTTCTCCACTAGCAGCGGCAAATAGTGCAAGCATTAGCGCACCACTTTTCCGTAAATGGTTGTGCCTGCGTCGCGTGTCCACAACAACACCCAATCAGTGCCAGATGTTTGCAAAGTCACGCCGTTCAAAGCAAAAGTTGTTGTGGTAGCGCCAGTCGATGTAATCCAGTTGATTGAAGGCCAAGTAATTGTGGCTGCGCCAAGGTTTACGCCTTCAATGAACAATTCACCCAAATTGCCGCTAGGGGGCCAGTTTGTTACGGTTAACGTAACTGTGCCTGTGGGCGCCCAGCGCTGAACTGAGCCGTTGGTGTAATCTAGCGCAGAAGTTGTAGTGCTGTCGTAGTAGGTGTATCCAGTGTCTTTGAACATTGCCCTGCGAAGGATCGTGTCCGTCTGGTTAACCGCACCAGTGCCTTTTGGTGTGACGTTAATGTCAATGTTGGCGTCTGTGCCGTCAGCCGACAGTGTATTGCCCACCAAAGTCACGCCAGCTGCCGCGACATTGGTGTCAAAAGTTGTAGACAGAACAGTTGTAGCCGTAAGAGAAGACGCCGAAACAGCTTTACCTGCGGTCAAGTTGTTGACCGACACTTGTTTGGTGGCCCCAGACTGAACAATCGGCAAAA